CCGGCGGAGCTTCGCCGCCAGCTTGTGGTTGCCTTGCCGCTTGGCCCGCGAGATCTTGCGCGCCCATTGTGCGGCCTCGGTATCGCGGCCCGGCTTGATCGTGCGACGCTTGCCGCCCGGCGTGAAGGTCAGCTTCTGGAACTTGCGAACAATGCGCTCGACTTGCTGCGCGGTATCGGCGTTCGCTTCTGCGCGTGACTTGTCGAAATGGCAGCGCCCGCACAATGCCGTTGCATTGTCGATGTCGCTCGAGCCGCCCAACTGTAGCGCGTGGATGTGGTCGACTTGTGTCGCCCGCTCGCGCTTGCAGCATACGCAGAACTTGCCGCCGCCGATAATGGCGCGCTTGATTGACTGGCTGAAATCGCGTCCGTTGGAAACTGAGCGTGTGATCGACATGTGATTAACTCCTTGTTCAATGATGAGATTATCGTCTATTTCGCCGCATATGTAAACCCCTAAAATGAAATAAAAATTAAAAGAGCTCCAATTTCTTGGAGCCCTTTCTAATCCTTTTCTACCTGTTATGTTACCTCAGCGATTCGTTGGTTTAAGAAAGCCTGCTTCTCTAAGATTTTTTTCATTCTACTGATCAATCCTTTCTTCTTCAATTTTTCTGCATATGTCTGAAGATCGTGTGAGTCTTTCTTGAGTCTTTCGAGCTGAGTAGTTGTCATACTAGATACTCTCCGGGGTTATGTGTTAATCTTGCAATAGTCCAGGAAAGGCCTCCTCTATTACTGGTCTTGTAATACCTTTTAGCTTTTCCTTGTTAATCATAGATATAACGAGTCGTGCATCTTTTGGATCTATCGACTCAATCAAACCGATAAAAATCTTTTCTCGCTTGAAGGCTGGCATCTTTTGTCCGGCACCGCCTTTGATAAAATACCAAAAATCTTTATGTCTTTTCAGGAGATTTGACGGAGCGTTATGTCCATCGTTTGGAGTGTAAGGTGGTTCACCCGGTGGAAGGAGCCACGAAACAGTAGAATCGTATGTACCTCTTAAAATGTCTTTAAGAGCCCATGATTCGTTCTTTTTCAAAACCTGAATCTTATCAGCTTTTGCTTTTGCTTTTTGTGCTTCTTCAATTACTTCATATACGTATTTCATTATATCCTCAGTATATTATATGTCGATCACTTCAATCTTTTTTGTAAATGTTGGAAATATAAAGTCATCTTTATGGTGTTCTCTACGATTGCGTGTTTCGTCTTTGAATCCAACACCCATCATTAAGAGTGGTTCTTCATAGATTCCTAAAAGCTTTTTAACTTTTGGTTGATCGTAACACTGACAACATCCTGTTGAATATCCAAGCATAGTCGCAGTAAGATTTAAATAGCCAGACGCTATTCCAATACTTACCATCATTTCATCTTGAGCTTTTTTATTCCATTCATAGTTATTTGTAACAATATGGTGAACGTCGGAGAATTTATTGTCTTCATACTTTACCTGTACATCTTTGAGTACATCTGTATTTTGAACAAAAACAACGAGAAGGTTTGCTAGTACTTGCGAGTTTGTGCGATCCACCCATTCGCCGTTTTCTAAACTTCTGAATCCTTGAGTATAAGAATATATTTCTTCAATCGTGTCTCTATGAGTGATAAAATATGGTGTGTAATAAACAAGATTTTGTTTACTAGGACATTCTGTCACTGCACTCCGCATAACATCGAGATCTTCTTCAGGTATCTCTCGTGTCAAATCCCAATTTCTTTGACAATGTTGACTTTTCTGAATCGATTTTTTGATCATGGTTTGAAACATATTATTCTCCAACTTTTTTGATATTTATATCTTCAAATGTCTTGAGTGTATCTTACACCCGATAAATTCATTATAGTATTCATCACTTAAGAGTACGTCATTTTCAAACTGGAGCTTCGCTTCAAAGTACGACATTTCTCCTTTTGTTTTACAGAGTCTGAGTATCTCTCTTTTGTAATTGGTCTGGCCTTTTGACTCAACAAGTTCTTGGACTTCTTTACTCGAACCGTAGTATTGACGCCAGTCAGAATCAACTCGCGTTCGTACTCTTCGAGATCTCTTTGAATTTTTTGGTAATATCTTCGGCTTCCAGAAGTTCTTTTTACCGATATACTTCTTGCCTGTATCCAACTCTGTGATGAGATAGACGAATCCCTGATAATCTTCGGGTGTCTCATTGTATTCTTCATTTTCATATAACCACATATAGTTATATATACTAGCCACTCACGTATACTTGATCACTCTTTGGCCTGAACCACACCTTTTGGTGATAGAACTTAGCGAGAAGATTTTGTACTTCTTTTTGTCTATTTGGCTGTGTAATGTTATATGCTATGAGTGACATTTCAATTAACTGTAATTCTTCTACAGTAAGATGAAAGTTTTCATTTGGCTTTGGCATCGTAATAATATTCCTCAGTGTCGCCTAGGCGATATTTATTTCCAACTTCTACCTGATAGTAATCAGTTGATACCTTAAAATCAGGCATCATTGGATTCTCAGGTGTAAGAGAGTTATCATAGACTCTCATTCTATTATTAGGATATAAAGCATATTGACCGTTTTCAAGTTCGATCAAATTAAAAGACTTATGTTCTTCCGGGACTTCAGAGGTAGAATAGTCAACCTCATCGGATTGCGCATGGTAGTTGTCGAGAGTACAGATGTAAGTACCGTACATATTCCCTTGGTCACGGGTTCTGATCTCGAAATCCATAGATCCAATAAATTGTTTATAGATCGATGTAATACCATAATCCATACAATTCCAAAACTGCAAGTTAGGCAATGTCAAATCTGGTTCCGGCGTTTTTGGCTCAGAAACAAAAGCACTGATTGGTAGCTTATCATAGAGAGCACCGTAATGAGGTAGATAAGTTTCAAAATAAAATGCACGTCCTGGTATTGACTTTGCAGTTACCCAATGTCCTTCTACGAATTCTCCGTGACCTTCTTGATGGTCCATGAGATATTCTTTTCTGACGTATACTTTTTGATTCGGTAAATTTGTAATAAGAGTTGACATTAGTGTTTGGTATCCGTAGGTTTAAAGTGAATGATGTTGGGTTGATCTGAGTCCTGCATGAACTTTTTTTCACGAACTTTTTGATTAACGAGTTCGCGAATCTCTTCGTCTGTAAGCTCGTCCATTTGATTTACAATATCGTCAAGATTAAAATCTTTCTTTAACTCCTGTTGTTCCTGTACTTCTTTTACCGCATTTGCGAAATGTACAGCAAGTGTCTTTGAAGGAAGAGTCTCACTTATAATATGACCTATATTCAAAACACATAGCTCATCAAAATCATCTTGAAAAGATACCCATGGTCTAAATTGATAGTATCTAATATTATCTTCAAAGTCGTCAGCGGATATTACTCTAAGCGCTCTACGTACGACAAGTCCTGCGTCAGTGTCTTCCATAACTTCACAAATAATCTCATCATTATTCGTAAGCTTGAATTGTTTCAGGTTCATATGGATACCTCTACGGTTTGATAATCGAATTCTTCTTTCTGATAGATTTTCAGCCTTTCCCATGAATGTAGTAAACTAAAATTCTTTCGCTGTCCCCAGCTGAGATCATCAGAAATATCATATAGTTGAGTTACACGACCATCACTGCTTTTCCTAAGTCCTCTACCGATAGACTGAAGTACTCGTATCTGAGACTTCGAAGGAGAAGCAAAAATAATATTGTGTAGCTCCTTAATATTTATCCCTGTTGAAAAGGTACCCAGAGACGCTACTACAATTGCATCCTTTTGTTTTTCTACGATACCACGAATTGCTTCTCGATCTGATACATCTGTACCACCTGAAACAAAGAAGACTTTTCGATTCTCATCTGCTTTTTCTCGTATCAAATTAAACAATGGCTTACCGTGTTTCTCGACATAATTAAATAGAACAAGTGTATTACCTTTCATGTCAAGTGCTAGGTTTCTGATGAAGTTATTTCGTCTTTCGTGCTCAACGATAAATGCGATTTCGTCTTGATAGGTCTGTTTGCCGAATTCTTTCCTGACTTTCTCGTCATAATTAAGAACGAGTCTCCTGATTGATAGTTTTGCCAGAGTGTCGTTATCTTGTAACTGCTTTGTTGTTGTGACTCTGTAGGTTTTCCCGAATAAACCTTGTAAGACGAGTTCGTGGGTTTGTGATCCATCTAATGTTCCTGTTGTACCAAATCTAAATTCTGCTTCTGTGCATTTATTCATAATGTTCATCAATGACTTCGACTTAAAGCCATGACACTCGTCACCTATAACACAGCCAAACTGTTCGAACCATTGTTTCGGTAATTTATATACAGACTGCCAAGTTGTGATTACACATGCGGCATTAATGTTGTTTTTATCTTTACCCGAATAGATTCTATGCATTGCACCTTCAGACCATCCATACTCTATGAAGTCTGCATGCATCTGTTCTACAAGAGATGTGGTAGGCACGATAATCAGTACACGACCAGCTTTCGGATATGCAACACCGTCCGTAAGTAACTGCAACCAATAGCGAATAATATTATAGATTATGAAGGATTTTCCGGATCCTGTGGGTGAGAGGAGGATTCCTCTTTTTCGCGTAAGCGCTTCTCCCACGCATTGGTACTGATACTCGCGAAGAGTGTAAGGGGAATTAAGACGACTACAAAAATCGTCAAGATCTCGCTGAGTAATTCTGGTTCGGTCATCGGGCGCTCCATACTTAGTTCTCTCTGACTCTAGTATATATCCCCGTTTCTCGCAAAATTCACTTAAATGATAAAATAAACCTGCAGGTAATGTACGATCTCTTAACTGAAAGAGTCGTATCTTACCATCCCACATTCTATTACGAT